AGCGTCAGGATCGGCTCGGCTGGCGTGATCGTGGGCATGGCCTTCTCCGGTTGGTTACGCGGGTCCGGTCTGGGCGGTGGGCATCAACAGGCAGGTCACGGTGGTGACGCCGTTGCCGGCCGCGGCCGTCGCGACACCCACCATTGGCTTGCTGCCCGTGCCCGCGGTCTTGGTCAACTTGGCCTGGCCGGAGTCCCAGTAGAGCTTGTCGCCCTGGGCGATAACGTCCGTGGCCACCTTAGGCAGCTCGAAGACGCCCTCCACCGTGACCTCCACGTCGGCCCCGGATGCGGCGGTGAAGGCCGCCACGCCCACAATGGAGCCGACCACGACCAACTGCCCGCTGATGACGTCGGCCGGCGCGGTGACCGTGATGGTCTTGCCTTCCTGCACGAAGTTCTTCATGGATCAGATTCCTTTCGGTGTGATGACAACCTGGCGAGGCGACGTGCTGCCGCCGCCCGCCTGTTCGATTTCCTTGTTGATGGTCGTAAGAGCCGCCTGCATCTCCGCAACGCTGCGGTAGGTCATGGAGCGGCCCTCAAATTCCACGCGCAACGTGCCGCTGCCGATGGCGGTGATGAGCGCGTCACGCATGCCCTGGAGTTCAGCGAGCGAGAGGGCCATGCTTAAGCTCCCGGATTCGCGTAGATGCCCCGGTAATCCAACGCGCCTGCGCCGAAGTCGAGCCGCGCGCGGATCTGGATGCCATCCACTTCAAAGCCCGCGCGTGTCTCGACCTGGACACCCTCGCTGCCCGCCAGGTAGGCGTACTCGATGCTCGGGAACAACATGGGATCCGCGGCGACGTACCAGCGCGTGGCCGACTTGGCATCGAGCCGCGGATCGACGATGAGCGTCAGCTTGCCGGCGAACGGGTTGACGTTAGCGGCCTGCGCCGGGTAGATGCTGGCGAGGTACTTCTCGGCGGTCGTTTCCAGCGCGGCCGGCACCACCAGGAACTTCGCGGCGACGTCGAGCGGCGTCTTGCCGTCGAGACCTTTCTGGGACCGCAGCGCCAACCGCGCGGCGGCCAGCGTAGTGTCCGAGATCGCGCCTCCGCTCGCGGCGAGGTTGCCGTGCGCGGCATCGAACAACTTCTTGTTGTCCGACATCACCGGGCCCAACCCGTTGTTGGCGGCGATCAGGTCCACGATGAACTGCGCCTCGAACTGCGCGGCCGCCGAGGCGAACAGCCGCCCGATGTCGGAGAACGCCGACAGGTTGTCGTTGACGATGGTCTGGCGGTTGATGCCAAAGATGCGGCCGTAGGTGTCGAGCTTGTAGGACTCGCGGCCCTCGGAGATGGTGCCCGATTTGAACTCTCCGTTCTCGTTCACCTTCATGAGAGTGGGCGCTTGCCCCAACTGGATCGAGTAGCGATTGCGGAAATCGTTGATGGTCGCCTTGCGGCAGATCTGCTTGATGGGCGCAGGCGCCTCGGCCATCTGCTCCTGGACCACCTTGTTAGCGACGTCGCCCAGCAGCAACGGAAAATCGCTGGTGCTATGGAGGGCACGATCCACGATGGAGGCGTCCGACAGTCCGATCGTTTCGATGCCGCGAATGCGGAGAAGTTCTTCCGCCTGCCGAACCAGGCTGCGGCCGATGAACGGGCGCGCCGCTTCGCCGGGCTTGTGCGTCGGGTTGATCCTCATGTAGATCGCATCCGCCATGGCAGCGCGCAAGAACGTGGGATTGTCGTAGCCGCTCGCCGTGACCATCGGCTGCGCCGTCCGGATCGGAGGGCCGGCGCGGCGCTTCAGCGCTTCGAACGCCTCCGCGCGGGCTTGGTCCAGGGTCAGGTTGCGGGCGATCATGTCGTCGGCCTGAAGGCCGGCGATTTGGGCGATCACCCGGATTTCGTTTTCGTGGGTCTGCTCCATCGTTGCTCCTCTCACCTTCGCGGCGGGGTCGGCCCCGATCGCCACGAGGGAAATCTCTTTGCCGGTCCAGGCAGTCGCCACAATCGTGCGCATGCCCGTCGCCGGATCCTTTTCCACGCGCCGTTGGTTCACCACGTAGCCGACCGAAATCGACCGGATGATGCCGTCGCGAATGTCATTGAGAATGGCCGCCGCGCGCTCGCTGAACCGGAGTCGGGCGAGGCCGCGCTCGCCATCCACCTGAGCGCTTTCCACCACGCCGAGGATGCTGTTCACATCCATGCGGTCGTGGGAGTTGAGCACCGGGCCGCCGATCAGCTGCGAAAGGTCAACAGCGCCGGGCGACAGGTCCAGCCGCTCCTGGTATGGCCCTTCGAGATCGAACCTGCGCACGGGCGCGGTGGTGGCAAACACCACCTCCACGGTGCGGCGTTCCGGATCGAACGTGGCTGGCTCGAGCGTGGCCGTGCGGGTAACGAGTTCTTCCATTTGCCTCCTTGTGATGGTTGGAAGTCAGCTATCTTCGGAATTTCCGAAGATGCGGGTTGGTCTCACCTGAGGAATTTCCTCAGATTGTGGCCGGGTTGCCTTGCTGTGTGACCTTGCGAGGGTCGGAATCCAAAACGATGCCGGCAGCGTCGGCTGCCGCGTTGCCCGCTGCGATCTGCGCGTCCACCTCGGCCAGGTCATAGCCGAGCGACGCTACTGCCATCTCCCGCGAGATGAGCCCGGCTCGGATGGCCCGCACCATGGCGTCCACCTCGCGCTGCGGATCGGTCATCTGCATGGCAGGCGGCGCCCAAGAGATGTTGTCCATATACTCCTGAACGCCGCCCTCCACAGGAGGCAGCGTGCCGCGCAGGATCTCGAGTTCCACCCATCGCTGAAACACCGGGCGGCAGAGCATGTGGATGAATTGCCATTGCAGCGCGTCGATGTACTTGCGGAGCTCGATCCGTCCCACGCGCGCCGAGCTGTAACTTGTGTCCGAAAGGTCGCCGGTGACCACGTCGTAGGGCAACCCAAGGCCGCTGGCGATGAGCCGAAGCTGCGTTTTGGCGAAGTCCGAGTAGCCCGCAGTCTCGGGAGGATCGGAGAACTCCATGGACTCGCCGGGCGAGAGGCGTTGAATCGTGCCCGGCTCCAGGCTGGCTGTCCATGCGCCATCCTCGGCTCTACTCGCGCCGAGCGGGTTTTCGTTTGGTGTCGTGATGAAGCCGGTGAGCAAGGCACCGGTCTTCTGCTTGACGAGGGTCGCGCGGTCGAACTGGTCCAGGTCGTTCAGCCGTCCGAGGATCGCCATCAATTCCGTCACGCCGCGAAGCTGGCCGGGCGTCTTGGGCCGGAAGATGTGGAGCATTTCCGAGGCCGGGATGCGGATGCTCCGCGGCAGGCGTCCCGGCTGCCCCGGATGCCATTCGTACATGAAGTAGGCCGAGCGGCGCGAGCCCTCGAACTCGATCCCGGCGATGACATTGTTCCGAATGATCGTGGTGTCGATGAACTCGGGTGGCAGCAATTGCAGCCGCAGCATGCCGTCGCTGTCCGCGAGCATCCGGACGAAAACCTCGCCATCGACAAACATCGACCTGGCGGCGAGGGCCTGTTGCCCGTACCAGTTCAGCATCCCGTCGGCGTCGGAACCCTCGGTCCAGCGGTTCCACCGTTTGAGGAGCAGGCCCTTGAGCGCGGCGTCTCTGATCTTGGGCAGCAGAGTGATGCCCGGGCCGATCACGTTGTCGACGAACGCCTGTGCCGCGCGCGCCGCCACAGCGTTGTTCGCCACCAGGTAACGTGCCTGGTTCCGCAGCAGCGGATTCGGCGCAACGCGACTGTAGTCGGGCACCGGGTTGTTCCACAGGCCAACGTTGCGCCGCTCGCGCGGGAGGTCGGATGCCGCAGAGCGCACCTCGTCCTTCCGCCCAGCGAGGCGATTCTTGAAGATCCAATTGAGCATTGGCTATCGCTTGAAGTGGATGGTGTTCATCTGGCCGCCAACCCCGGTTTTCGCCCGCGCCGGCTGCTGCGGCCATGTCTTTGCGCCCTTCAGGACCCGGTTCAGTTCGACATCGCGTGCGATCTGGGCGCTCTCGCGAAGGTCCGCCTTGATCTGCCTCTCGCAACCGAACCGTTCACGCCGGTAGCGGACGCCCTCTGGTTTCACGTACCGGATGCGACTGTTATTGCCTACGCCGACGTAGCCGGTGAGAATGATCCTGGTCGTAACCTCCACACCCGAGGTTGACAGGCGAACCCGTCCCGAATAATCCACCACCTCGACTGGCGTTGTCTGCCTGCGCAGGATCTCCTCCAGTTGTTCTCCACAGAATTGCATGGGTACACTTCTCCCATTGGTGGGCCCCGGCTTTACCCGCGGGGCTTGGGCTTACGAACGCGATTGAGCCGACTGTTCCTGCAGCAGGCGCTCAACCTCGATCAAGACAGGGTGTACAACGCCCATGAGGTCGATGATCAACATGACGGTGTCGCCCTTTAGTGGGCGCATCTGCGTTTTCTGTTCTTCGGTGAAATCCTTCTTGCGGATCGTCCAAGGCCGCTGGGTCGTATAGAACTTCCCGTCCTTGTCCTTGCCGATCGCGATCCAGAAGGATTCGTACTCGGGGAATTGACCCGAG